GATCTGCTCCACACTGGAGAATGCCAGGTCGATAACCTCGTTACTCGTTATCAGTACCATTTCTCGACTGTTTTAGGTTTGCCAGGAAAACCTGCTGTTTCGGGTCGTTCTCGTCGTAATCCAGCCCGTCGGCCTTGCGTGCCTCCCACACCATCATGTACGAGGGTTTCAGGGTTATGGGGGGCCGGTTGATGATTTGCAGCGATGAGGTGTCTATTCCGGCCATATTTTCCAATACTTCCCGGATCGGCTCCATCAATTCGGCCTGTTCGCCGAGGATCACCGTATTCAGTGCGATTTCATACTCATGCAGGATACGGTCAGAATTAAATCCCGACGTCCAGTCCAATCCGCTCAGTGACCGGAACCACGAATGAGCAACAACAATATCTGTTGTAGACTGCTCGTGCAGTGCCTGCCAGTCTCCCTCGTTCGACGAAGTGATCGGAATGAATTTCGACCCGTCCTCGCCTCCGCTGTTTTTTACCAGGAACAATACCTGCCCCGGTTTCCCCGCAAACTTATTTTGTGCCGCTTCGGCGATCTGTTTGGCCTCTTCCTCGTTGTTCACATCGCTGTCGAGGGTCATCACACCCGAAAGCTGAAACGAGTTGTCCAGACGGCTGATATTCCATTTGTCCGTCTTGTAGGCGATGGCCGACACATTCAACCCGGCGATATAGGGCGGCACGCCGTAGTTCTCGAACATCGGCTCATAATCTTTGTAGTGGATAATCGAGCGCAGCGTACCGTCCGGGGCTTCGTCGAACTGAGGATAAAGCGGCAAGGTGGGCGCTTGCATCGGTGTGTATTCCCGCCAGTTGTGGCAGAGGATAATGTGTGATTTGTCTTTCGACAGGCGACATTTGGTCGCATCCTGATGGTAGAATGAGACGAACGAGCATTTGCGGTTGGTTACGATTTCAAGAAAAGCATTCCCGAACAGGGCTTTGTCGAATGCCAGCTTGTTGAGCACCTGCCGCAGTGTTTCGCCTGTCCCGTTGGCCGCCTCCACGATCATTTCCAACTCCGGTCGGTTTTCATCGAAGGAAAACCCTTTGCCGGAGATATAATCCGCTTTGTCGTTGATGATCCGCCGATGCGCCGTCGAACGCCGTGCAAGGATGGCAAGGGCATAGGGAAACATATTGTCGGTTCCCCACCTCCAGCAGTTACCCGTGGCGGCCATCGTCGAACCTATCGAAACGAACGGATCGACCCGGTTTTCGGTCACGAAGGCTTTAACGGTCTTGTTCGTCTGTTTTTGCTTTCTCATCGCTCGAAACGGTTACGCCCTCGAATAACACTACATCGTGCAGGTATTTCAAATCCTTCTGCGTGCAGCGGGACAGGATGAAACGCGCCCCGTCCGTCCTGGGGTGCGGAGGCTTTGACGCCACGATTTCGGCGTTTTCATAGCCGGGTTTGATGCTGTATTTCTTTGCCATAGTTTCGGTTTTTAAAGAAAGGGAAGCCGCAGACTTCCCTTTCATGCAACATGATGGATGGGAAGATTTACGCTCCCGGCGCTGCGGTGAACAGCGCGTCCGTGTCACCCGAGTAAATGCGCGATTTCTCGGTGTGGTCGCAGGTCAGCGTCACTTCGTCGCCATTGGCATCCGAGAACTTTTTACCCGTGGTGCCGGTAGACTGTGAGATACGCAGCGGACGTTCCAGTTTCACGTCCTCGCCATAGCCCACCACGAACGCATCGCCGTTGGGGGTAATCACTACGGCCACCAGACCGCAGTATGAAGCGTCGATGATCTCCTGCACGGCTTTGCGCGAGGCGGCGTTCATCGTCGGCAGCTTGAATACGAGTGACTTGGTGATGACCACCGAGCCGTTCTCGCGCTTGGTATCCTCCTTGAACTCCGCCTCATCTTCGAGGAACTCGTACTTGCTGAATGCTGACTGAGCGGCGAGCGTGATCGCCGAATAGGCGTCACTGTCGGCATCGAGGGTCGCACCCTTGAAATTTTCCTTTTCGATCAGGCCGATGGTCAGCACACCGCCCGAAGTCTTTTTGCACACTTTCGTGTAACCTGTAAGAATTGACATAATTTTTGTTTGAGGTTGGTTTATTCAGTAATAGTTACGGCACAGGTCGCGATTTTTGCTCCGTCCACCGTTTTCACCGTAATGGTAGCCGATCCTGCCGCCACACCGGTGACCTTACCCGTTGCATCGACGGTCGCTTTGGTGTCGTCCGAAGAGCTCCAGATCACGGTTTTGTTGCCTGCATCATCGGGAGAAACGGTAGCGATCAGCGTAGCGGTAGCGTCTTTAGCGACCGACAGCGTGTTTTTGTCCAGCGTCACCCCCGTAACGGCCACAGGCAGCGCGATGACAATCAGCTCGGGAAGCAGGTAGTCGCATCCGGCCATGAAGATCGCACGCTGGCGGTTCTCCATCTCGTCGGGGTTGTACCACATCCGCACCTCGGTGCCGGGGAAATCGGACGTGTTGACGGCCATTGCCAGGTTGCGGCGATCCGTCAGGATGGCGAACGACTGCGGCATGTCGGCCATAGTGGGCAGATACCCGGCCAGTTTCACGTCCACCAACGGAATGCCTTTGTATTTCAGGCCGGGGCGTCCGTTTTGCTTGGCGGCATAGGCCGATTCCAGCACCACGGCGTCGAGTGATTCCTCGTAGTTCTGGTAAACGTCCGAAGTGACCAGATAAACAAGATTACCCTGGTCTTTGAACTGTTTGAGCACGAGGGGCGCATTGTCCAACAGGTTTTTCAGCACCGCTTCGGCAGCGTCCGGGGTCGCCATCGACGGACACGCGATAGATTTCACGTCGTCCTCGCCGGTGCCGATGTCGGCTTTGATCCGCTTGAGGAAGCCATCGAAGGAGTTGAAGCCCGATTCGCGCGAGGTGTCGCCGCACCACATCGTCACGCGGATTGCTTCGGCGATGGCCTCTTTGAACAGCGCGGTTTCGGCGGCTTCCAATTCGGTACCGGAAAGGTCGTCGAGATTCACGTCCGAGCGGTTCGTAATCAGCTCGTAGATCATCGAGAAGTAATCCGAGGCAGAGTAACTCATCTCGCTTTTTACCTTCGACAAATTGATCGTTTTCTGGAATTTGTCGGCGATTGCCCCGCCGTCCCAGCCTTTCTTGTACGCTTTCAGTACGTCTACGGCCCGTTTCCAGAAATTGAGCGTAGTAGGCACCGGCATGTTGTACATGGCCTTCACGCCGAGGTCGGCCGCATCCGGGCCGGTGAGCATCGGACGGAAGAAAATTTGCTCCAACTCACGTCCTTCGTAAGTTTTAGGATTTTTGATTACTTTTCCCATGATTCAGAATTATTTGAAGTTTTTGACGTCGTTTTCGTAAGCGGCGGCGTTACTTTTGAGCGATTCACCCGCAGGATCGGGGTCCTCGCAGTCTTTGGTTTTCGTCGGCGCGGCTTTGAGTTTGTCGATCTCGGACTGCTTGTCTGTTACCTGCTGTTTGAGGTTCGCAATCTCGGTATCCTTGTCGGTGACCGACTGTTTGAGGTTTGCGATCTCCACGTCTTTTCCGGCGGCATTATCCGTCAAGTCGGCGATCTTCTTGTCCCGCGCCTCCATTTCGTTGTTGATGCGCTCCAGTTCGGCGTCGGTGATCTCCATTTCCGCGTCCTTTTCCAGTCCGAAGAAGTTGAGAATCCCTTTCCAACTCTCTTTCAGTTTGATTTTCATGTTATTGTCGTTTTTGATTTGTTTGTCCGCCGGAATATCCGGCAATTTCAGGTTATGGATCGAAGTAGCGTCGAGGTTCGTGATGCCCGATGACTTGGTGATATTATCCACCAAACCCGCCTCTTTGGCCTCTTCGGGGGTCAACCATTCACCGATTTTCATCAGAGCGGTGAAATCCTCAGCAGACCTGCCGGAGCGGTTCGCATAGATACCCGCAATGAGCTCGTCCGTCTTGTTCAGCATGCGGATGGCCTCCTCCAACTCGGCGGAGTTTCCCTCTGCGTAGGCACTGGCCCGGTGGATCAGGTACAGGGAGTTTTCCGAGATATTGCGCCGTCCGGACGAGGCGGCCTGTGCGATGATGGTAGCGGCAGAGGCCACATAGCCGTAGCAGTTGGTCGTAACGGTGGCTTTGAGCCCCGACAGGGTGTCGTGGATCAGCAGCGCATCGTTAACGCTGCCGCCCGGGGAGCGGATGTTGACCGTGATGGCCGGGGATTTGATGTCTTTGAGTTCTCCTACCGACTTTTTGAACTTGTCGTAGGTGGCAACCCGCTCGTCCGGGTTGTCGAACTGCCACCATTCAGGAATGCCGATGATTCCCTCGATGTCGATAATGACTTCGGCGGCTTTATTGGTGATCTTGATCTCTCCAAGTGAGGGCATACGTTTGCTCTTTTCTTACAAATGGAATGAGCGAGACGTTAGTGCAAACGAAAATGAAAAAAAAGTGAAAATATTTTTTGAAGGCAATAAAAAAGCCCGTCAGAAATGACGGGCTGATTTTACAAATATGATTATTAGGTTGCTGCAATTGTTGCGATAATAAGAACGGCAACAACCATTATTGCTATAATATTTCTACATACTTCGCTCCTGGGTCGGCGGTATCATTCCTTAAACACTTACTCTCGGGCACGAAATGTTCTTTTAATTGTCTCATATCATTCGCCATTCCCCACAGTTTGAAGAACAGGATGATTTGCAGAACTCCGAAAACAATGAGAATGATGCTAACCAAAAAGGTAATGCCTTCCATAATCAAATGCAATTAGTTTATACTGCTAATGTAATCATTTCCCCCCGATTATGGTTGCTTTCGCTCTGATACTTGCAACTTTTTTCTGTGTTTTGGTAATATCTTTTTCGACTACGTGGACTTTGATGTTGGAATGAAAAAAGCCCGTCAAAAATGACGGGCAAGTAGACTGTTTAAAAATCTGATAATGTTTTATCCTGTAAGCGTTTTTTATCCATCTTAATCTGTTTAATAACAGGAGCATTGTCATAAGACATACAAACTCCTACAAGATCAAAATGAACAATCAGATTATGCTTGATCTGATAATAATCGGGGTCGAAGTCTTCAAGCCCTTCAAGTTGAACAATATAAGATTTATAGTCTGCATTAGCCTTATCAAACAACTCCATAGCTTTATAAACAATGACTCTACCTGAAAGCACCTGACCATTTTCAAAATTGTACTTCATACGATACAAAGAATCATGGTAATAGTCTGGTGAAAAGGTCATTTTTGCATCACCTAGATCAGTATGAAAAAGATAATAATAATGTCCTGATTGATCAATATGTATTTTTTCTTCTTTACGTAGTTTTTTTATATGTTGATTCACTTCATTAGGGGTCATCCCAAATCTAAAACCTAAAAACAAATCATTTACAATTTGAGGGCTGCTTTCTGCTTGTTCAGCGGCTGCGAAATACTCATTGTTCCACTCCTTTTGTTTTTGTAGTTCTTGATTTACAGAAGTATTACAAGCAGCAAAAGTTATGACTGCCATGCAAATTGCAAAAAAGTGTTTCATAATCAAAGGTTTTGAATGCCAATATACCTATTTTCTCCCAATTATAGTTGCTTTCGCCTTGATATTTGCAACTTTCTTTTGTGCTTTTGTGATGTCCTTTTCGACAACATAAACCTTTAAATTGTCCACTCGTTCGCCCTGAATTTTTGCTAAACGAACGACGTCATTTCGTAACCCCCGTAATTCGGCCCATGTTTCTGCGTCGCGCTGGCTCTGGCTGGGCGGCAGTGGTGCCGGTGTCGGTAATGTCCATCCGGAGCCGATAACCCCGCCGTTCTCGAATTTCACGCCGTTCGTCGCGTTGATCGCCGAAAATAGGGGAAGATACTGAGCGGCGGATCGCTTGTTAATTACCGCGAGGATTTCGCCGCCTTCCACCTCTGCATTTACAGGCTGTCCGTTCACCATCAACGGGATTCCCCCCTGCGAATGGGATGGGCCTTGCAACATTCCCATTGAAACACCGTTTTTGCCGTCCCCGATAGGGATAATACCTCCCTGTGCGAACTGTTGCGAAGCAATTACAGCGGTTTGAGCAATGCCGCTAGCGGTAAGGAAAGCTGTTTGCGCGATAGCCCACGGTGTACCGATAAGACCTGCTTCTGACCATACTTTTGTGATACCGGCAGCCGTATCGATGGCAATGCCCATAATTTTCAGCCGTTTTTCCCGCTCGAATGCAGCGCGTTCGACCTCTTCTTTTTTCCGGTCGGCTTCGGCATTGGTTGCCTCGACAGCTTTGTTATAGGCTTTCTCGGACATCAGCCCCTTGTTATACCGCAGTTCAAGCGATTTCAACTCTGAATCCCGTTCTGCGTCGATCCGTTCCTGCTCCAGTTTCAATCGGCGCTGTGAAATTTCGGTCTGAATGTCGATTACGGCCTGTCCGATTTCGCGGGCGGTATCAGCGGCCTGGTCTATCAGTTCCTTTCGTTTTTGTTTGAACTCCTTACGGTCGTCTTTATCGTCTGGATCATAACCGAATAATCTTGCAAAGAAACTGCCTACCTTTTTTAGTTTCGGGTTTTTGGGGTCTTCTGCATTTGCAGAATCATTATCAATCGCACCCATTTTCTGAACTATAGTAGCCGCAATTTCATCGTAAACTTCTTTCGTAATTAACCCCAGGGCCAATAACTCATCGATTTCTTTTTTGTGGTTTTCCTCGACAGCCTTCCTGAGCTTAATTTTGGCATCGAAAGCTAATTGATCCTTCTTTTCTTGAGCGATTTGAAGTGTCTCGATGCGGGCAATCTCAAAATCAAAGTCATTCTGTGCCTGCTGGTCAGCAATAGCACGTTTCCCTCCGGGTGTGCTATCTATGGTTTTTTTAAGATCGGCTTCATATTTTTTTACTGCTAGTTGGGTGGCTTCGGCAATGCCGGTTCCATTTAACACCAACTGACTGATCATTTTCGTCCGTTCCAACCGTAACAGGGCTATTTTTTTGTCGGTGCCATCCTCCATCAAGTCGATTTGGGCTTTCTGCTGTTTGTACAGCTCTTCGAGTTCTTTTTCATCCCACTTTTTATTAATTTCAAGAGTTTGATTATGATTCCATTCTTCAATTTCTTGTATTTTCGTACTATTACCTTTGTACTTTTCAAGATCATTTCGATACTCCTGCTCTTGCTTGGCCAGGTCTTTTTCGCGGCCCTCGCGCATGTATTTAATTGTATCGTCAGCAAGTTGCTTTTTATAGTCTGCGGCTTCTTTTGCGGCTTTTTTCGCCGCGCTAGCAGCTTTTTCAGCCTCGCGAACAGCCTCCTCTGTATCCTGTTTGTCAGTTAACGGATTCGGTGTTGAATACTGAGTTTGAGCAATATCAGCTAAACGTTTATTAGCCTCCTCCAGTGACTGTAAATAAGCAATTATATCCTGAGCCGCCTCGCGACCAAATTTTTCTTCAAAAGTGGCGCTAAGCTTGTCAATTCCATTCTTTGCTGCCGAAATATTTAATTCTAGTCCGGTGATGAAAGGGCCATTAGTAATGCCTTCAGCATTAAGTGCTTTTATCTTCTTCTGGTAGCCCTCAATTTTTATGATTAGACCCTGAATGGCCTGATATTCGACAGAATCCTGAATGTCGATGATTTTACCTTGGTTCTCCTCTATTTTCTTTGATGCTGCTCTGGCTCTAGCTACATTCAAAAGGGCGGAGGCTAGTTTTTCATATTGCTCTTTCGCTTGTCCGGTTAAAATGGCTTCATCACTCACGTCTCCCAAATATGAAGGATATAGCTCTTGCATTTCTTTAACCGCGCCGATACGTTTTTCCATCGAAATCGTCGTGTCTTGTGCAACTTGATATAATAATCGCAGCTGTATTAAATGGCCTTGCGCATCTTTTGTTCCTTGCCTCATTGCGTCATTTATGTTACTCTGGACTAATTTTGTCTCATTTAAAGCAATTTTCCCCTTAAACAACTCTGCAACCCATTGTCCGATCTCTTTACCGTAAGCAGTAAGCAGGGTGATCCCTACAACGAGCATGGTTTGCCACGAACCGAGTGCGGAAAGTACCTGCCTCCACACCGGTATTGTTGCATGCCCCTCAGCCTTTAATTTCGCGTTGGCCGCCGCCGCCCGCTGTAATTCGTCAGCGAACATCGGTAGGTTGTTTGAAATAGCGAGGAAAAACTGTTGCAGGCTCATAGTCAGGGATGGTAATTCGCGCGTCAGCTGCTGCACCTGAAAATTTAGGGGATTGAATCCGCTTGCATAGTTACCGACGTTTCGTCCGAAACGACCGGTAGACATTTCGAGTTCAAGGATTTTCTTATTGAGCCCGTCTATTTCTTTTTGAAGTTGTACCCCCTTTGCCGATTTTTGCTTGGCCTCACCGAGCGCGTCAAATTGCTTTGTAAGGGTTTTTAAAGTCTCCCTTAACTGGATCAGCGAGTTAGCCTCTGCCATTTCGGCCAAAGCCATACTTTTTTCGATCTGCATAGCTTTTCTGCGCTCTTCAGTCAGGGCAATGACTTCGCCACGGTTGGCGATGAGCTTTTGTCTTAGTGCTTCCGATGCCGATTGATACTCTTGCTCGGAAATAACCCCCTGTTTGAACTGTTCGTTAAGTTCCTGCTGCTTGATTGTCAGGTTTCGCGTTTCTGATTGAGCCGCTTTTAGCTTCTCTTTGACGCGTTCCAATTCGTCGTAAGCAGTTTTATAGTCTACAACTATCCTAAAAACTTGTTCGTTATCAGCCATAATATTGATTTTTAAGTTAATTTTCTTTCAAAAACACGCATTCTGTCGGCTCGGTGCTGGCCGGGTCGTAGTCGTTGATCTCTTCCAGGCGGCAATAGACATCCTCCCCGCCGATACTGAGACGATATAGCGCGCGGAAATCCCGCCGCAGATCGTTCGGCAGCATGAGGTTTTCCACGTCCGCCGAGGATAGCTTCACCTGCGCGGTGATCCGCTTACCGTAGTTGTACGATTCTATCGTTTTCGCATAGTAGGATTTCAGGCCGTTTGCGCCCTCGAAATGCAGGTTGTCGAACGACACCTCCGGAAACGCATTAATCGCCGTATTCACACCCTTATCGCGGATAAGAAGGCTTTGCCCTTCCGGTAGGTCTGTCATTCCGAGGTATTCGCACACTTTCATCGACGCATCCAAATCCAATTCCCACGGGTCGGACGGCTCGTCATCTTCCGGGGAGAAGTCGATTAGCGAAATAGCCGCCGCACCCGGGATTTTTTCCTCCACTACGGTAGTCGCTACGAATTGCGGATTGGTCAAATCCTCTTCGTCCTCGGCATGGTACTTCAAAATATCTTCTTTGTAGGTGCCTAACTCGGTTCCGGTCTCTTCGTTGTGCCGCTCTATCACATCGTCGGTCTGATAGCCGAGCACCACCGTCTTTCCAATATCGTTTCCCGCGTCCTCGATCTCGATCTCCCGCGAGTAGTCCATCCGCCCCCGCCAGTCTATCGGCGTAGAGGTGTAGAATGCCTCCCGCGGCTCGATATACACCTCTTTGGTCTCGGCGTTGGTGTAGAACATCAGGTCGAACATCTGTTTTACGGCGCTGATGAAATCCATCTGCGTAATACCCGATTGGAGCATGTTTTTCGCACTGAGGGCCGTACCGTAGCCGGGCCGTTTACAGAAATACGCCTTGACCGTCGTGTTATTCGTCAGGGCCAGTTGGATATACGGCGTTTTGCCGTCGGCCATATTCGGCGCGTTGGAACTGGAGAATACCGGTGTTTTAATCGTCATTGTCTCCCCGGCACTCAAAAACCTCGGCTCTACGATATATTTCAGCCTGATCGTGGCCGAATTGTCGAGGGCGAACATCTCGATCTCCATATTCGTCTTTTTCCAGACCATCCGGGACGGGAAAATCGGGTTCGGCTCCCCGATAAATACTTCGGCGGTACTTGACACGTTGACCGTACAGACGAAAGAGCCGCTTTGGCCGATCTTAACGTATGTCTCGTCGTATTCGCTGTTTTCATCGTACTCTCCGTCCTTGTTATGCCGGAACCGGATATAGTGCTTGTCGTCGTTGATAGTCCCCTTCGTCAGCCGGTAGATATACATGTATTCGCCCTGCGGGGTGTTTTTCGATATGTCCGTGCGGTCGGCCTCGATACACTCTTCCGGCACCGCTTCCCCGTCCACAGTGTCAAACCAGATCAGTTTGCCGTATTTATCACCTTCGGCGGCGTACTCGGTGCTGATCCCGGTGACGTATTCGAGATTGTACTCGAAGCCTATCACCATGTCCTCTTTAGCCGTGAATACCGGCTCGGTGACAGCAGGGAATGTTACGCACCCTCCCTTGTCGTACACATCCTCCAGCACCTCTTCGTCGGCGGATTCCTCCTCCGGCCTAACAGTGTCTACGATACGTCCGATTTCATTAAATCCGAACTCATAGCGCTGGTTCGTCACGATGAAATAAGGCTCTCCGGATGCGAACTTACCCGCGAGGAAGTCATATTTTTCCTCCAGTTCCGAAGTGTCGTACTCTTCCCACTCCCCGGCCACGACCAAACGTCCGAAAAGCGCGTTATTTTCAAAGAAATCCGAACGGATCGAGTACCCGTACTGGCCGATGATCTTCTCCATGAGCAGCCGTACGTTGAAGAAAGGCAGGTAGTCGGCCAGCGTGGTATAGGGCCGGGGAACAAACGTTCCGCTCGTGCCGCTCTTCTTGTCTGTGTTCTCGTCGTTGATCCGGCGCACGTACTGTCCCCGGTAGACCGGAAACAGATAAACCCCGCCAGTGGATTCCAACAGGCTTTTGATCGTGGCGGCAGAGAATACCCAGCTACCTAATCCGTCCGTTTCGTTGAGTTTCGCTTCGGCGGCCTTTTTCGCCCATTCGTACTCCGCGCCGATCAGGTTCACTTCGTATGAGGCGTTCAGCAGGTTGTTTACCGTTACCTTCGTGATTTGTGCGGTGCCGGTCATCACCACCACGCCCCCGGCCTCCAGCCGGGCCGGGTGTTTGGCGTTGTTGAACTGCTCGACCCCGTGAAGCTGATCGGCGAACTGCATGATCTCTTTGTTGCGGGCGGTGGCCGGAACTTCGATAGACTTTGAAAAGGCCGTCAGGCTCTGGGAGGGATCTTCCACGCTCCCGATGGAGAGCGTAATTGCGGCGTCGGTCTGCTGATCCGTATCGAGGCGTTTGCCGTCTATGTACAGGTCGATCATGTCGTTTGCATTTTTTCGGTGTCGATGGATCGGAAGGTTAACTCAAGCTGCGGCATCTCCGCCTGGTCGAATGTCGTAATCACGTCCGAGGTAATGTCGATGGGAATAGCCTGGTCTCCGTCAATCAGCCACACTTTCGGCGCACTGACGATCTCGCCCAGCCATTCGAGCATGAAACCCGGAAGCCCCCCGGAAGAGATATTGCGTTCGTCCTCCACTTCCGAGGAAACCGTCCGCCAGCCTTCCGCCGTTTTGATCTTCGTGCGTTCGGTGGTATAACTTTTATCGAGGTCGGAGCGGAACGTATAATAGTCGATCCCACCCCGGCGGTTCCACCACGCGATACGGACACCGCACCCAGAGCGGACAATCCGGTACTCCACTTCCGGCAGGTCGTAACACCCGAGCGTGGGTTTTACCCTGATTCCGGCCATGCCCGCGGGATCGGCACCTTTGAGCTGCACCGCCTCGGCGATGGAATCGTAATGCACCACCAGTACGGCCACTCCGTCGATAGACGAATTAGGCATTTGCAGGGTGATTTCCTGCCCGTTTTTCATCGTGACGATAATTGTCCCGGCCAATACCTGTTCATCTACCAGATAGCTCAATTCGTCCCATTCTCCGGGTCGGAGTATCCGCGGCCCCGGCGCATTCGACAGCAGGGTGGACAAAGCAAGATCGGTAATCCCCGAAGTGAGCAGCACCGAGGAATCCGCCGTCACGTCGATCCGGGCCGTTACCGTCCGTTTCACGGCATGGACAAACGAGAGGCTGTCATCGATCACCGGTGCCGTTTCGATCAGGTTACGGTAATATTCCGATACGTTTACCGCGATCCTGCCCGCGGTCACAAATTGTTTCATTCCGAGTACCGTCGATCCGTCGAGAATCTGCACGGTCTCTTTCTCCGTGCCGGTTTTGGTCAGGGTATAGATTACCGGACGATATACGCTGCTGAATTTCTCCGGTTTTGCTGTCAGGTCTATCATGCTGCTTGTTTGATTTCGTTAAACATGGTTTCGATGTGGTAGTTGACCAATTCCCCGCATGCCGCGTGAATACTCCGGTCGATTGTGCTTTCCTGGTTTTGCAGGGTGCGCGTGATAAACAATGCCGGGGCGATTCCTTTGCGACGGATCGAGCTCTGGAACATGAAAGCCATAGAACGCTCGCTGCGGCCCTCTATTACAATCCGCTTTATCCTGATCCACTCGATTAGCGCTTCGATGGGTACCCCTTTTGCCCCGGCCCGGCGTCCGTTCTCTACATATTTGGCGTAATAGACCCCCGAACCGACGATCTCGAAGCCGTTCATAGTCTCCTTTACCACGGCCTCAATGCTGTTTATCAGTGTACCTGAAGCCACGCGCATCTGTACCGAAAGCTCCGTTTGCAAGGCTTTTTTCAGGTGTTCGGCCAACTGGCCCAGTATGTCGAGGGGCTTACTCATTGCAGAAATACACGTCAGCGAGGAAGGTTACCGTCTGGGAGAGCTCCCCGAACGAGGTGAATGCGAACTCGTCCGGTTTGATCGTCACTTTGTCGGTGGAAATGACATCGGAGATCATCGGAAGCGTAGCGATCCCTTTGCGCGCAATGCGTTCCAGTTCCTCCCATTTTTCCTCTTTCTGCTGCTCGTCGTACTGCTCGTTCTGCACGAACAGGTACAGGACGATTTTGTAGGTCACTTTGCCGTCGTTACGTCCGCTCATCCCGGCCACCTCAATCGGTGTAAGCCACAGCGCGGGCAGGGTCAATTCGCTGCCCTGTATTTTGTCTGCGAACCCCTGAAAGAATCCGTATCCCTCACTGAGAAATGCCGCTTTGATCGCCTCTATTAATTTCTTCCTCATATTCTTCAATTTTACACTCGTATTCGAATTTCAACCGGCGCAGGTACTCGAAATGCCCGGCACATTTGGCCCGGTCGCACCGGCATTCCCGGTTGTAGAGCATGTCGAGCAGGGCCACGCATGCCCGCCATTTTACAAGCCTCTGGTCGCTGCTACCATCTCCCATTTCTGCTTTTCCCGTTTGAGTTTCGCGTCCAGTATGCGGACAAATTCATAGGCATTCAGCCCCTCTGCATACGGCAGTTCGCTGGGTTTGTCGTCCGCCACGAACAGCAGTTTGTCGCTCCATGTGTAGGGATCGTCGCTCGATTTATCCCCGCCTTTGTCCGATCCGTAGAGTTTCGGAAATTCCCCTCTCAGATAGGCGTGCATTTCCATCAGGCGGGTGTATACTTCCAGATAAATGCTCATCGGCACGTCTCCCATCTTTTGGGCGCGGGTTTTGGCTCCCTCCTCGTCGTATGGTTCCCCGTCCGGGCGGCATAAAACGGCCAACAGCAGCGGCGCGAGGGTCAAATCTCCGGTAGCGGTAATGTCCGACGCATCGCAAAACTCTTTTGCCGTAATTCTTTTCAGCGGCACTGCATTACCCAGCGCGTCGGTGCCGGTTGCGGGGATAACCAACCGTTCCCCGTTCGTATTGAAGGCTTCGATCCCCTCCGGGTGGTACAAGGGAGCCGCCAGTAACGAAAACACGAACAGCGTCAGGCAGTGTTCCCCGAGCGCGTGTACATCCGTATCGGCGGTTTTGTCGAGTACCGGCAACGGGCATCCGGATAGCGCGTGCAGCGCCTTGCGCCAGAAGTCGAGCAAGGCCCCT